GTACTAACCTGGAAACCAGTTAGGGTAGGAAACTACCAGTATTTGTGAAATACTTCATCAAACGCAATCAACCCAAAATCCATGCGCATGGAATACATCCAATCACCTTTTCCACCAAAGGCATTTTGTTGCTTATCATACTTATGACGCTCCTGTAACGTGCTCAAAGTAGGAAAACTACCAAACATCTGCTCCGGACTAAGACCAACTCTACGGACCATCTTATTAATTTTTAATCGACCATCAACTCCAGTAATAGCTTGCTGGTACATCTCATAAGGAGATCGAACAGTACCATACATTAACCGATCATAAAACTCCTTAATAAGTTCATAATGATAAAGATTAGTTCCCATGGTATCCCAGACCATTCCTATAGCTTTAACAGGGAAATTTTCGTAATGTCCTTCAGAATCGGAAAAAAGACGTAACATCGGTTCAAAAAGGGGTTTATAAGGCAAAACAGGAGCCATACCATTTCCTAAATCATTAGCAATGAAATAACGCTTCAAGAATTTAGGCCCTTCTCGTATAAGACCTCCAGTATATCTATCAGGAATGCTCAAAAAATCATCGTACTCCTTGTAATCCCGAAGGTTCATATCACAATACCTATTCAAAAAATCACGAAAGCCTCGGACATTTATTATCTGGCGAAGAAATTTTGGACAACACCAAACATGATCATCTCCATAAACTATTATAGCAATATAACATAACATAACTTGCTCGTAAATAACATGAGAAAGAGCAGGATGATTAACCATAACAGAATTTATATATAAAAAGAAGATCAAAGCCATTATCCAACTATCACCATGAGACGTTTCCAACCCTCCAGAATACATAACTCCCGTCATAAATCTCCAAAACGAACCAGCATGAAGAACAACCTTATTAGATATGAAATACATCAATTTCTTTATTAATTTCTCAAGAAATCGACGCTGAGAACGATTCAATTTTTTCCAATTATAATAACGAGTATTACCGGCAACATAAAGGTACAACTCCCAATCTTTTATCTTTTTATCTAGAGCCTCTATGTCGCCATCTGCCCAAAAAATGCCCGTATTATCAAAATTAAGATAACGAGCAACATCATAAGCTCCACCATACCAAAATTTCATACCAATTCGAATAACATTACCTCGCTCGAAATACATACGATCCTTCTGCAATATAGAAGAAAGTAACACCATAGTCACATCAGGAATAAAAAACTCTCGATTAGCAAACATCATATTCCAAAGTTGCTCTATGGTTTTATTATGACCAAACTTAAACTCACCTTTAAGTTTTGTTATACATATAGGTTGAAATATCACCTTCTCATCTTTAGCCCAACAAACCATAATAGTATGATAATTACGAATGCAAGCTTCTATATGATGAAT